GCAGAAACGATCTGCAGTAACACGCAAGAGGAGAGCAGGTAATCCTGGTGGCAAACCAAGAAACGTATCTACTTTTGTAAAAAGAAAAAGAAGAACAACTAAAAGAAGGAGAAAGTAAGATGACCAATCGTGCACTTGAGCAAAAGTTTGAGATGACACAAAGGTTAGCACAGATTGAGATATCAGTGGCGGCTCTTATAATAAAAAGACGTCGAACACTTACTAATCTAATAAAACTGAAAAATTACGCAACTATGCAGGAGTGTGATTTTCGAGATAAGCAACTACAAAAGCTTATAGGAGAGAAAAATGGCTAGAACAGGATCATTTTTAAGCGGACCTACTGGTGTACATGGTACTCAGAAAATTCGTAAACATAAACTAAAAAGAGGACTCACCAGAGACTTAAACTCAGCAGCAGGAAATTTTGTTAATACAAAAAGCCCTATGTCTAGTGCAGCAGGTTTCTATGGAGCAGCTCCAAAAGCAATCGGACCAAGATTTGGCAAAACAGTCAAACCTAAGTCAGCAAGATTTGGCAAACGAACAGCGGGAAGAATATTACCTAGAAGGAGATAATCATGCCACGTAAACGTGACCCACGGCTAAAAAGAGCAGGTGTAAGAGGATTCAATAAGCCCAAACGAACACCTGGACATAGAACTAAGTCACACATAGTGGTGGCAAAAGTTGGAAGTAAAATAAAAACTATTCGTTTTGGACAGAAAGGAGCTAAGACAGCAGGGAAACCAAAAGCTGGAGAGTCTCGCAGAATGAAGATGAAACGTAAGAGTTTTAAAGCTAGACATAGAAGGAATATTGCTAGAGGCAAAATGTCAGCAGCTTATTGGGCAAATAAAGTTAAATGGTAAAAAGGAGATAACATGGGTATACCCACTACTGATGGAAGAAAAGTATGGTTAGATGAAAGTCAAATCCATGCACATAAATTTTTAAGCAAAATGTTAAGTGTCGAAGAACAACGTCAACTATCATCTGCAGAAAAGAATTTAAAACAGATGTCAGCCTCCTTTTTATACCTTTACGAAAAAGCCGCAAATGCAGGTCTTTTAGATGAGACCGATGAACTATTAACATTTTTTAATGAGACTATACATTGATAACACTAAGTAGAAAAGATATACTCAGCAATGAGTTAATGTCTTTTGATGAAAACAAATTCATAAAATTACCTATAGATAGTTATATGGAGTTGCTTGGAGTTAATCCAAATAGTTCCCAGACAGCATTAATCAATGCTATCAACAATCCTAAGTACCGTTTTGTTTGTGCTGCGATTTCTCGTAGACAAGGTAAAACTTATATTGCAAACATAATAGGTCAATTAATCACTTTAGTACCTGGTTCTAATGTACTACTGATGTCCCCTAACTATTCATTGTCTCAAATTTCTTTTGAATTACAAAGACAATTAATAAAGCACTTCGATCTAGAAGTTACTCGAGATAATGCAAAAGATAAAGTTATTGAGCTTTCAAACGGCTCTACAATACGTATGGGTTCTGTTAACCAAGTGGATTCGGTTGTGGGTAGGTCTTATGATCTCATCATATTCGACGAAGCAGCCCTTGTTGACGGCAAGGATGCTTTCAATGTTGCGCTCAGGCCCACACTAGACAAAGCAAACTCTAAAGCAATCTTTATATCTACTCCAAGGGGTAGAAATAACTGGTTTGCAGAGTTTTGGCACAGAGGATTCAGTGACGAATTTCCAGAATGGGCATCAGTTAGAGCAACTTATCACGAAAACCCACGACTATCCGAATCAGATATAACAGAAGCTAAAAGAACTATGTCAGAAGCTGAGTTTAACCAAGAGTATATGGCTGACTTCAATGTATTTGAAGGACAAGTATGGGCATTTGACCATGAAACTCAAATTATGGACTTATCAGAGATAGAAACTGGAAGAATGGACATATTTGCAGGAATGGACGTAGGATATAAAGACCCTACCGCATTCTGCGTTATAGCATATGACTGGGATGCTCAAAAATTCTACTTAGTAGATGAGTACTTAGACTCAGAAAGGACTACAGAACAGCACGCTATTGAAATCCAGAAACTTATTCAAAAATGGGAGATAGATTATATCTACATTGACTCTGCTGCTCAACAAACACGATTCGATTTTGCACAAAACTATGACATTTCCACTATTAATGCCAAAAAGTCAGTACTAGATGGTATAGGATGTGTGGCTACTGTAGTAGATAACAATCAATTATTCGTGCATCAAGGATGTAAAGAGTCTCTACTGTGTTTAGACCAATATCAGTGGGATCCTAATCCTAATTTATTAAGAGAAAAACCTAAACATAACTATGCTTCTCACATGGCAGACGCGCTACGATATGCAATATATTCGTTTGAAACAAGCGCCACTACATTCTAATTATACCTATCAAAAATAGTTCTTGACATGAGTTTAAAATTACGATATAATTCTATTATACGAGTAGGTTTATGACTTTAAGAAGAGATTTAGTTAAATATGTTCGTGACAAGGCCAAGTCTAAATATAAAAAAGGAACGGATTGTTACATTTGCGGAAGTACAGAGAATCTGGACTTTCATCACTACAACGGATTAACCGAGTTACTAGAATGGTGGATGAAAAAACAAAACATCACCATAAAAACTGAAGAAGAAATACTAGCACTTCGTGAAACTTTCATAAAAGAAAATTATGACGAAGTATATAACCAAGCTGTTACTTTATGTCATATGCATCACATGAGATTGCATACAATATACGGAAAACGACCCAAATTAATGACAGCAACAAGACAACAAAGATGGGTGGAGATACAAAGAGACAAATATGGCATGGTATGATAGATTTATAGGCAGAAGCGAAGAGGTTAAAGAAAACCCTGCGCAATATGTTATATCTCGTGACCAAGGTACCACAATTGATAGTCGCGAAAGAATCCATACGTATAGAAACGCTTACGAACAACTAGAAGTAGTAAATAGAGCAGTCAACATGATTGTAGACGACTCTTCTGAAGTACCTTATGATGTTGGTGAGAAAATTCAAGGTATAACGCCTGTTAAAAAAGAAGTTAGAAGAACTAGAGTCGACCTACTGTTAAACAAAGAACCAAATCCATTTCAAGATGTAAGCACATTTAAAAGAAATCTCTTAATAGACTTACTAATTGATGGAAATATATTTGTTTATTACGATGGTAGACATCTTTATCATCTTCCAGCGGAGCATGTAACTATACATAGTGATGATAATACTTATATAGAAAAGTTTACATATGATAACACTATAGATTACAAACCTTCAGAAATTATACATATTAAAGAAAACAGTTTTAACTCTATTTATAGAGGAGTACCTAGACTCAAACCAGCACTAAGAACTATGCAGTTATTAGCAAGTATGAGAAACTTCCAGGATAACTTCTTTAAAAATGGAGCAGTACCAGGATTGGTACTAAAGTCACCAAACACTCTTTCCGAGAAAATCAAAGAAAGAATGTTACAGGCTTGGGTTGCTAGATACAATCCTCAGTCAGGTGGGAGAAGACCATTGTTTTTAGACGGTGGTTTAGAAGTGGAAAACTTAACGGAAATTAATTTTAAGAATTTAGACTTTCAAGAAGGCATAGCCTCTAATGAAAAGATTATTCTTGAAGCGTTAGGTATACCACCAATCTTGATGGATAGTGGCAATAATGCTAACATTAGGCCAAATCACAGATTGTATTATTTAGAAACCATACTACCAATCACAAATAAGATTAAGTATGCTTTCGAGAGATACTTCGGTTTCAAACTTGATGAAAATATTGCAGGTATTCCTGCTTTACAGCCAGAGTTAAGAGACCAAGCAAGTTATTTTGCTACTCTAGTTAATTCTGGTATTATGACACCGAATGAAGCAAGGGAGGCACTAAGACTTGAAGAAATCACAGGATTTGATCAGCCAAGAGTTCCTGCAAATATCGCAGGTTCAGCCTCAAATCCAGAAGAAGGCGGCAGACCTCAAGAGGCCGCGCCAAGCGAGGAAGAATAATTATGACAAAAGACATGATGGTAAAGGCTTTATCCGATTTCATAGCCAGCAAAGGCGTTGAGACAATGGATTTAGTAACATATAAAAGCTTCGGCAACGATGTACCTGTAAAAGACTTTATGCTTAGACGAGCATTTGGGTCTTGGAATAGAGTATGTGCAGTTGTCAAAAAACGATATCCTGTCCAAGTAGTAGTGAAGGTAGCACCTAAGAAGGTAGCTCCTAAGAAAAAAGTAACTGCTAAAAAGGAAGTTAAAGATGTCAAAAAGTAACGAAAAGATATATCAATGGACTAGCACTTTTAAATCATTAGGTGAAACTGATGATGGTGGAATTAATATTAAAGGTTCTGCAAGTACAAATGGACTAGATAGAGCTGGTGATATTATCGAAAGCGAAGCGTGGATGAAAGGTGGATTGGAAAACTTTAAAGGTAATCCAATTATTCTTTTCAACCATGACTATAATAAACCAATCGGCAGAGCCACTGGTTTAGAAGTGACCGATAAAGGCTTGGAAATATCTGCAAAGATATCAAAAGCAGCAGGTGATATAACCCAATTAGTTAAAGATGGTGTCCTCGGAGCATTTTCAGTAGGATTCAGATGTAAAGACTCTGAATATATGACTGATACCGATGGGTACAAAATAAAAGACGCGGAACTATTTGAAGTGTCTGTAGTATCAGTGCCTTGCAACCAAGGGGCAACCTTTGGATTAGCAAAGTCATTTGATAGTATGGATGAATACAGAAAGTACCAAAAAGAAATTTTACAGGCTAACTCAACCGCAGCAGCAGACGCTGTTAAAATTGAGCAGCCAAGCGAGGAGAAATCCTCATCAACGGAGACTGATATGTCAGAAGAGAGAAAATCTCCTGAAACTTCAATCGACCTTGAAGCATTTGCAAAAAAAGTAGC